CCAATCGTTCTGCTTTTGCCATGCAATAGCTTTACGATCCGGCGCATTTACTTGCGGTTGTGGTATTTGTACATCAAATTGTTCTTCTTGAGAAGCTTTTTTAAACTGTGGTTGATAATTTTCTGCTTTATCCATCCGAAACTTCGCATTTGTCATGCGTTCTTGGGCGGATAAGAGCTTATCAGCGTCACCAGACTCATATGCCAGCTTGAAATCTTGCTTCGCTGTCTCTAATTCTGATAATGCTGCATGTTTTACTGTATCAACATACGCAGTTTCGCCGTTATGAAGGCGTTCTTTGAGCATTTTGTTCTCAGCCAACGCTTTTTTAGCTAGGTTAATCGCTTCTTGTTGCTCACGAATAGCCGCTTCCTTCTCCCGACGCTCCTGATGGTAGACCTTTTTCGCTTCCTTGAGGGCAGCGTTCTGGTCATTGTTGAATTTCTCTAAATCTTCTTCTTCTAGAGCTTCAACTACCTCTGGATTTACAGCCTTACGGTTGCGATCCTGTGGAGGTACATCATTTTCAATCTCAATCTCGAACTCATCGCCAGATTCAGTATCAGGCTTAGCCTTTACTTCATCAGGAAACTCGAATTCTTCTAATTCCATTTTGTTTTCAGCCATTTATAGCTCCTTAAGCACGTGTTATTCCTCTGGGGTCTTGGACAACTGCCTCAACCACATCGTCATTGATCATTCTGAACTCACGACCGTGAATTAAGAGGCGTGTTCCAGCGTTTGGTCTGACAATTACGAAATCACCCTTTTTACACCATGCACCGTTGGGGAATCGCTTCTCATCTTTGTAGCAATCTGGTCCCATTTCAACTACAAATAGTACTGTTGCCAGTTTTTCTTCATAGTTAATGGTTTCGTCTGCTTTTAGTAGACCATTGTCGTACTCATTCTCCACTTCTGGGATGGCGCAAAGGATGCGATAGCCTGAAGGGATGGGGAGTTGCTGTGCTTTTTCTTCTGGAGCTTTATCCAGTAATGCTGATAAATCTACTGCTCGATCTAATGCTAAGTGGTCACTCATCGGAGTTCTCCATGTTTTTCTGAAGGTCTATGGTTATTGCGCATGCGGACTCTAGACCTCGAATCTGACCGCATGTGTACTTATATTCCTCAAAACTCGTGCAGCTACCTCTTTTTAATGCCTCACTGAGCATTTCAATTCGGTCTCTAGCTTCTTTGAGTACTACATCTAAGGGATCCATTAATTACCTTTCGTGGGTTTCTCCTTCTGGTTGGACATCTGTTGACTATGCTTGCCGATGTCCACCGCAAGCTTCGCATGTTCAATCTCACTTTGGATCGAGAGCTGAGTACGATCTTTTTCAACCTTAGTTTGATTCTGCATTGCAGCAATACGCTCTTGAGAAGCTATACGCTCCCGCTCAATTTGCATTTGTTCTGCTTTAGCTTGTGCATCAATCTGAACTTTTTGTTGTGATGTTTGTGCTTCTTGCTGCTTGATTTGCAATTCAGCTTGCTGGATCTGTACCAACGGATCTTGAGCTTGCTGTTGTGCTTGTTGCTGTGCAACTTGTGACTGGCTCATCTGCAACAGTTTCTGTGCTGCGGGCGCCGCCAATCTAGCAATTTGCAATTCAACTTCTTCTGGTACTTCGTAGTCATCTTCTTCAGAATAAGGGATTGGAACGCCAATCATTTCTTCCATCTGACGACGGTACTCGTAACCAACGTGTTCTTGAATATGAGACATCATTGCGCCAAGAATCATTTGCGCTTGTGGATTTTGACCCATCAATTTCATAATTTTTGGATCTTGCATTGCTGCCATATGCACAGTAATATGAGCTTCATGGTCTTGATAAATAAATGCCTTCAATGGTTCCATCTTAAATGCAGCCATATTTTCGGAGATTGGATCTCTTGGCTTCTGGTCGTCTGGCATTGGTACTAGCTTGTTAGCATCTTTCAATCCCAGAACATCTAGCATCTGACGATGCAGTAATGGCATGTTGTAAAGCTGGGGCGCTGACTGAGCTAACTGAAGAGCAGCTTGATACTGCATAATCTTTTGACTCATGGTTGCTGCATTAGGATCTGATACTGGAATGACATCTACATCGTCATAGTCAGAGCGCTTAGCAGAACGGCGACCTTCGGAAGGTTCATAGCTGTACTCTTCAGGAGTGTAGTCAGCGATAATTTTCTTTAATAACTTGAACTCTTGCTTCATTGAATAATGAATACGGGCTTGTACCGCAGACATTACTTTGAGAGTTCTTTCTAGAATTGCAAGGGTTGTCCCTACTGGGGTATTGCCTGACATATCCGCTACCTTCATATCGGCAGCAGAAGCAAAACGACGACCTTCGTCAACGATCTTATCTAGCAAGCCAGCCAGAACCATTGAAGGTTCTTTGTATGGCAACGGCATAATATTGTCTTTCATTGTTCCGCTTGGTACATCTACATCACGGAACTCACCTGGTGCTATCGGCGTGTCGTCGCCTTTGACTCGCAAGCCACGGGTCTTAAAGCCACCTGGCAAATTCGAGAGTGATCCTGCATCGACCAACTGGCGGAGAATGGAAGTACCAGATTTAGCAAAAGCGCCGATAAGATGGATAAGGCCAAAACAATAAAAACCAAAGCCGGGAATATACCCGTAGTGAACAAAGTGCTGACGTTTTTTATTAGTCTCATCATCTGGGTTCCAATTTCTACGGATCGCTAAAATCGTATTCGATCCTTTTTCGATTGTTACTACATAGGGAAGGGCTATACCAGTAGGTTCACCCTCATCGTCTGTATGCTCGTAACCTGTTAAATCGAGGTTTACATGCATTTCCAAAACCTTATATCGGTCATCTGAAGTAGCTCTAAATCCTAATTTCTCAGCAATCTTCTTCTCTACTTCATCTAATACATTGTCTGGAGTACCTAAGTCTATGTCTCGGTAGAAACCCGAATGCTGTAGACGGAGTAAATCGTTTTCAGTCTTACGCATTACATGGGTTACACGCTCTGCCGACTCTAGGTTTGAAGCGCCATAAGGAACTACAATGTCCTCTGCAGGAACAAACATAGATACTTGGCGATTCAATGATGGGTCAAAGTAGACTTTCTTAAATGCGTTACCAGCAATACCTAAACTCCAAAGCATTCTTTCATGCTCTGGACGATATTCTTGCATTACATCTGTCAACTGATAATTCATATCAGCCGTTACACGCTCAGACGCTTCTTTCTTTTCGGGCGTTTCTTTACCAATGATCTGAGTCTTTACAGGACCAGATGCTGGGAAAGTAGACATCATTGTTTCTGCTTGGAACTTAACTACTGCTTCGGATAGGAGTGGGTGATATACACCACAAGCGCCTTCCCAAGGTTCAGTTCTTTCTTCGATTTTCAGACCTAATAGTTCTAAACCGTCAACATAGGTTTGAATCCAGTCTTTGCGAGAAGAGATGTCATTGTCATAATCACCGATTAAGTCTCCAGCGATAGAAGACAATTCGCCTTCATCCATAAATTCGGCTAAGTTGGCGTCAAAGTCATCTTCGCCCTCTTCGGTTGGCTCGATCTCTATTTCTAACCCATCTATACCGATTGTTACTGATTCTGGATCTACAATCTCAATCTCCATATCAGGTTCTAATTCTGCCAGTGCGTCGATTCCGACTGGGGCTTGGTATAGTGCTTTATCTATTGGCATATTGGTTCCTAGTAATACGCAGCTTTGCGTCTATAAAATTGTGGTTCATCTTGGTCATCTGAAGGAAGTGAAATGAATCCGCCCTTCCTAAACCGAATCAGGGCTTGTGTGGAGGAGTCCACTAAGTCATCGTGATCCGAGTTGGGAAACGCCGCCATCTCTTCCATTACCTCATCAGCCCATCTGGTTCCAGGCGCCCACACCTTGCCTGAAGCAAATAAATCTGTTACCGAATTCAATCGGGCTATCTTATCATTGCCACGAGTAGGTGTAAACTCTGATACAGGGATACCCATGCGCCGCAACTCAAATATAAGCGGGGCGCCAGACGCCTTAGCTTCGACGATAAACGCATCGGGTTCCCATTCTTTATACATGCGGATGGCTTTCTCCTTTAATTGCGGGAATTCCATGCGTTCTTTAAATGCGTCTAAAAGAATAATATTGGGATCTCTTTCGTCTTCGTCCTTGTAAAAGACGCCCCAAGTCGTACAGGCAGAGTAGTCTGAACGCTCATTCTTGGTAAAAGCGGTGTCCCAAGACTGGATGATGAATTGACATTGCGGAGGACGATCTCCCTCCCATAGCTTCCACCACTCCCTTTTTACTAGCGCACCCTCTTCACTCGTAGGGCTTTGCTGATACTGGGCATTCCATTTGGAAACTGGAAGTTCTTCTTTTAATGCAAGAAGTTCTTTTAGTGGCCAGAATTCAGGCCATAAAGGTTCTTCATTTGGAAGAATTGCGGGGAAGTCAATGACCTCCCATAAGTCTCCGTCCCTTTCAATACTGGACTTTAAAATCTTGCCCGTTAAGTCTCGTAGGCTCCAGCGAGTCATAACTACAACAATTGCACCGCCTGGTTGAAGTCGCTGACGAGGACCTGACGAGTACCACTCATAGACCTTATCGTAAACTTCTGGGTTAGTGGCTGCTATCGCCGCCTCTTGTTCGGAGTGCGGATCGTCAATAATAAGGAGATCAGCGCCTTTACCCGTAACAGTACCGCCAACACCAATAGCAAAATAATCGCCATTGGCGTTAGTACCCCAACGACCAGCAGCCTTAGAGTCAGACTTAAGAGCGACATCTGGGAAAATCTTTGAGTATGCTTCGCTACCAACTAGGTTCCTCACTTTCCTACCAAAGCCCACAGCAAGTTCTGCGGTATTAGAACATTGAATAATCTTCTTACTTGGATACTTTCCTAAGAACCATGCGGGAAGCATATAGGATGCAAACTCGCTTTTGGTATGGCGGGGAGGCATATTGATAATTAGTCTCTTTAATTTCCCATCCGCTATATCTTGAAACTTCTTAGCCATTACCTTATGATGGGGGCCATCTACAAAGCCGGGCCACATCTGGTGGACAAACTCCATAAAGTCCGTTTGGGCTTTTTCCCTACTTAGGGAGTCTACATACTCTTTCGCCATCAACATTAAAACAGCTTGCTCTTCTGGGGGTAAACCTTTAATCAGCTCTTCTATGTTCACTTGATCTCTAACTTATGAATACGGATATAAGAAGGACGAATACTTCTCGCCCGATTAGGTAATCTCTTACAGTGACCCAGATCACACAGTTGCTTCATGATTCTATGTGTATGTCCTCTACCTTTAAACTTTGTCTGTTTCATTACTTCATCTATAGAGGGCGCATAACCAAACTTCTTCCACCATTCGTCAATCATCTCAAAAACAATAGCTTGCCTTTCAGTCATCTAAACCCCTACAGCGTTTGATAAGGGCTTCTGTATGAATCTCAGCAGACGCTTGTTTACCGGCTTCGATGTCTTTTAGAAGTTTATTCATGTAAGCGTCTTTATCCGCCTCACTCATAGCGTAGTACTTCACTAAGCGATCTTGAATTTGTTTGCTAACAATAGCATCTATCTCTTTACTCAAAATATATACCCCCCACCCCTAAGTGTTTGATTTAACAAGGGGGGCGTCTTCCGTATCTGGTAAATTTACCAGATGGCTCTCGTTTTTGGAGGGTACCCCCTGTTTGCTACGGAATCGTTTGTCTGGATTACTATGTGTATTACCGGTGGTCAAAACATCCACGAGGCTTGGTGGGGCTGCGGTGGGGTCGGAATACTCGGAATTTGCGATGGGGTCGGGCTTTCCGCCCGCTATGATAGCCAGTAGCTCGTCCGAATCGTCAGGCTCATTGACTGTTCGCATGTTGTCCGCCATAGCTTGCTTTAGCTTAGCCATTAGTTCAGCCCTTGCACTCTCAGAGTCTTTGATGATTGTCTTTTCTATTTTGCGTTCGGTGAATACTTGGAGTTCCGATACTGATCCCAGCTTAGCTAGGGCTTGAATCCTTGCGTTAGGTGGACTCTCAGGGTCAAGAGCCTCCTTGGTAAGCTGAGAAACCACGAGGGAACGGAGTTCAGCGATCTTTTGAGCGTTCTCTTGATAATCCAGATACTGTTTCGCCCTCTCCAAAGCCTCCACCTCAGCGGTAATTCGGGGGTCATTTGCCAACCGACTAGCATCATCGCTCATTGTCTTCCGCTTTCCCTTGTAGTTGTATGCTTTAGCCATAGCCTCAGTCTTAGTTAATCCATCCACCAAACCTTTACAGAATTGTTTCTGCTTATGGGTAAGGTTGCGTTTGTTACTTAGTATCTGATGGGCTGGGATATTATCCAGTTCCTCGCTTATCTGTCTTCTCGTTAGTCTTTGAGGTTTCATTCGATAGGGTATTTATTTGGTATTGGATGAACTATATCACAAACCCTGTATATGTATACAGTGGAATCCTGGTTGGCCTGTATATCCGTACAGTATTTAAAGCGAACCATAGAGCCATGCTTTATTTTTCAATGGGAACTGGTAAGCGAGTAAGTCTCCTATTCTCTCTTCTCTTCCTATGTTATCTCTCTATAGAGCAGAAGTATCTAAGCCAATCTCCAGTAAGGAGGTCGGGCTTTTTCGTTCGGAAGTTGGTCGGCAGCAAATCTCACCAAAGCAAATAAACAACACTAATACCCCTACAACTTGATGGGTATTTGTAATTGATCTTTATTTAAGAGTAAGATAACAATATGCAGTCTTTATTAATGTATTGATAAGAGGAGAAATGATGACTTATAAGAATGAATTCCCAGACTTTGCTTATGACTTGCCAGATTTAGGCGAGGGTTGGCAAGATAACTCATGGCACAACGACTCTTGCCCATCCTTAGACTATCCGCTGGATGGTGATCGGATGCTTAGAATTTGGTTTCAAGAATCAAACCCCGAAGAGAGGGAGTGCGGAGGTAAGCAGTTTGTTTTAGTAGTTGGTGAATATGGTGACTCAGATCACCTTATGGAGTCGGACGATTTAAACGAAGTTCTAGCCTACATTAAGGATAACAACCTAATCAAGGAGCAAGTATGAGTAAATACGAAAGAGATCAAATGGAAAAATATAACGGCTGGCATAACTATGCCACATGGAGGGTCAATCTTGAGGTGTTTGATGGTTTGACCTTAAGGGACATTGACACAGTTGAAACCGACCCTCATGAAGTTTCAAAAATCCTCAAAGATTATGTAGAAATGGGCATAGGCGATGAGTGTAAATATGGTTCTTTATCTTATGGCTATGCAATGGCTTTTGTTTCAGAAGTTAACTTTTACGAGATTGCTCAACACTTATTAGAACAAACGGAGGAAGTATGAACAACAAACAAATACAAGAAATAGCAGAGCAAGCCTTATCCGATATGTGCCTATCAGTTCAAAACCAATTAGGCATAAACAACGGAGATATAGCCTCTCAGTTTTTTGATATGGAGTGGCAAAACGGAGAAGAGGTTCTTGAGATGATTAAGGCTTATGTATCAGCAGAAATTCAATTCAATGAGGTGAAATTATGAAATTAACAAGCGTATACGAAAAGGCTTTAGAAGATGCCTTAATGATGATGGATGAATGGGACGAGTTAGAGCCTACCTCAGCCCTCAAAGCCTCTGCAAGCGAGTATGGCATTCCGTGGGGTGAGGAGATGGGTAAATTTGTTCAATGGGCTAGAGAAGAGATGGAGAAGACATGGTAAAGATCTATTACGCAAGCGCACATAGTCGGAGTTTTGACTTTCAAGCCATTGGCTCAACTTATAACGAGGCGATAGGCACACTCCACAAGGGACTTAAAGCACACGCAAAGGCTTACAACCTTGAGCCGAAATGGTTTGAACAATGGGCAGATATACGAGTACAAGAGATTAATTCGGGCGAGTGTTTAAGAGATAGAGAACCAATCAAGCAAATCTGAGGATGGGTTTAGTACCCGAAACCCCCAAAAGGGGTCATTTGCAAACAACGGAGGAATTATGTATTCAATTAAAACTGAAGTATGTGGAAATCCTGATTTTGGACAAGATCCAAACCAGCCACCTTATGGGGTGGTCGTAGAAACCTTAAAAGCCAACACCATGACCGAATTAAGAAAGATGGTAAATGAGTGGATGGGAGAAAACGACATTGGGGGTGGTAATTGGATGAACCCTAAAGTCCTGAAGAACGGTAAAACTTTGGGCTTTATGTCTTACAACGGTCGAGTATGGGACAAAAGTCCGTGGAGTAGCGATGCACAAAGAGTGGAGGAAGTATGAATATAGACGCTGGCTTGGATTTCACAATTGACGATCTATTTTGCTCAGTTAATGACATATACGAGCAGTTTGACGAGGGATATCTACCCTTAGACGAGGCAAACGACATCCTAAAGCGGTGTTGCGAGGCTTTCATTCAATCAAACCAACCAAAAGAGGCTTAAACATGGCACAGACTCACATTTTCCGTGGAGTAGAGACAACCACCTTCCGCAATCATGACGGAGCTTTGGTGGGCATTTATAGAGGGACAGAGGTCGCCTCTCAGCTTGGTAACACAATCACCCTAAAGACGGGTGGATGGAAGTCAAGAACCACAAAACTACGCATGAACCAATTCGCCAACACTTACGCCCAAAGTCGTTTCGGGGTTTATCAAAAGAAAGGAGAATGGTTCTTACATCTGCGATCAAATGATCAAACGCTCCCATTCGTAGGCGATTCAATCACTTTTGAGGTGTAGGCAGCCGACACCCTGAAAAGCCTTTTTTAAGGGCTTTTTTGGGTGGCGTTTGGAAAAATTTAGGCCCGATTCCGCCAAGTTTCACGCAGTAAAACGCTATTTTTAATCACGAAAGGAAAAAGTAACTTTATGGATAAAAGATCACGCAGTAAGACGCTAAAACGTTTACGAGATGTAAAAGAGTCTGTTGCCTATATCCAGGAAAGAATCCGGATGAGTAAGGGTATAGACCTAGAGATTTTAAACAAACATTTACAGTATGCTTTACTAAAAGAGGAGGAGTTATGCAAAAGATTGACCGAGAATACTTCATTAACCAAATCGATCAATACAGTATTGAACACGATTTAATTAGAGAAGAAGAAGTGAACTACAAACTGGAGGGATGGGGCGATAGCATGGTATCAACCAAGTATATCTATCAACGCATAAACGCTATGTTAGATATGTCCGAGGATGATATTTCCTACCACCTATCTAGGCTGAGTGATGAACTATCACTTAACTACAAAGCAGACACCGGAAAACGAATTGGGGAGGTTTTATGAACTTAGCTGAAATGAGAGACTACATGGCTGCACAGGCCCTGCCAGCAATTATTGCTAAATGGACTACCGCAAGCGAGATTGGAGCTGCGGAGTTGGCTTATATGTATGCGGACGCTATGCTATTAGTCCGTGATATGAACCCTGATGATTATGGAATGGAGATGGACGAATGAAACAAAAAGGATATTGCGTAACAATCCATTACAGTGGTTCTAAAGCCTATTTTGTAACTGCGCCCGATTATGAGGAGGCTGAGGGCGTGGCTTACGATGAATTTCAGAATGACATCGGGGACTTATCCAAATATACTGAGGTAACTGATACTGAATCTGAACCGGATGATGATGAATAGCAACGAGAAAGAGTTTTTTAAGGAGTTGTCTAAGCTGGAGAAAATCCAGCATAGCCACCCTTTGAGCATTAAAGAGATTGAACAGATTTACTTTGATGTCTCAATGCAGAAAAGCATTAGCCCGCTTATCGACTTTGTTAGGCGGATTGAACACGCACACGGAATAGGAGTCCACAATGACTAGAGATGACCTGATTTGCGCTGTAATGTTTGGGTTACTGGTTACAGCTTTATGCCTGGCATGAGGGTATTAACAGATAGAACCGCTTTGATTCAAGCGGTCGATAGGCTAGAAAACAAGGGCGGTTTTGCTGTATCATTAGGCAAGGCTGCCCTTTTAGCTGACCCCGATAACCTCAAGATACTTATAGAGGCTTTTCCGGATTATTTCACAGAGCATAAGGCTATTCGACTAATATGGACGCAGTGATACTTTATCTTAAAGATGGTAAGAACGGCAAAGTTGAAGTTGTTATGGAACTGGTTGGCGATCCCGGTCAATCGTTCTTAATTGGAAACGCAATCGTTAACAACCTTTGGGAAGTTAACAACTGTGTCTTCGTTAAACAAAATGAGTTTACTCAGGATTCACCGTCCGCCCTATTGCAATAAGGGATTTGCCAGCGGCCTCAGCGCCCACTCTTAACTCATAATCATTAAAGTCCTCGCCCTCTACTGGCGATACCCAATAAGGCATACCCGTTTTCTTAGCTACTTTGATCCCAATCGGATCATTGTCGGCTACGATTAAGCAATCAGGATAGTTCTTTGCTACCTCTAAGATGTTATTAGCCGAGAAACATACATGGATGGTATAACGCTTTCCAACAGTCTTTAAAGCCTTTCTAATGGATAGAGCAGTAGCCAACCCCTCGCAAAGGATATGTCTTCCCTTGGCATCAATCCTAAATTCAGCACCTTTAGTAATCTGTCCAGAAAGAAACCTTTTGCCACCCTCTTTGTCTATCATCTGACAACCTACCAATGACTGGTTTATACGCATTGGAACAATCAGCATTTCTTTCCATACCGACAGTTTTTTATCTCCTGCAAAACCTTTGCTAGCTAAGTAAGGATGAGTTCCTTTTGTTGCAGAATTCAAAATATAAGCTGCCTTATTAGCTGCGTGTTTTTGCCGTTCAAGCCTAGTTTGATCTGTTGCAACCTTTTTTACTTGCCAATTAGTATCTGGAATAAAGTCGTTGTTAAAATAAGGAATAGGCTTTTCATGCATAGCCCAGTTTCTAACGGCCCCGCTCTTGCCATCAAATATATAAACACCATTACGCTTATTTGGTTTGTCTACTGTGGCGCATCTAGCCCAACGATCATGCACCAAGTCTTGAATGATTAAACCGTGTTGTTCAGCAAAAGATTCAAAGGTCATTGTCTATCTCCATAATTCGTTGTCCAATCCATTTCATACAGGGGACTGCCATGCTATTTCCCATCGCTTTATATCTTTGACCATCGGGTGATTCATCTTTTCCACGCCAAGGAATGTTTGTATAGCCATCAGGGAATCCTTGAAGACGCTCGCACTCTACTGGAGTAAGACGGCGAACTGCCATGTCCATGATCTTTGGGCCGCTCGTATTAGAACCACCGCAAGCCTTGGCCAATGTGGCTGCAACATCGCCCATTTCTTTTACACGAGAGTCTGCTGGATGAGTTTCGTATAGTTGAAGAACGCAATTGCCACCATTTTGTGCGCCTTGTTGTAACAATTCAGCGCCTTTAGCAAACTTAGCTGTAACTGTATCTGATATATCTTTACCGAAAGCGCCAAAAGATTCTGTCATATTGCGGTTTTTAAGCACAAGATCAGATGCACTCTTGTAATCTCTTGCTGCTACAGTACTTGCTATTGGTTGAGTGCCATATTCACCGCTAGATTGACGATCAAAAGTAACTAAAGTTTCTGATCCTCCTCCGAGATCTCCTCCGCTTGCCATGACTGTTCCAACTCCTTCGCCGTAGCCTCCAAAGCTGCTTGAAGTAAATGGGGTAACTTCTTTCCTCTTCTCTCTGCTCGGCGCAGGATTCCTGCGCAAGCAAGAGGACTCAAATAAAACTTTTGCGGGAGATTCCCAGTCTCCAAGACATCCAACAACAAAGACACGTCTACGTCTTTGGGGAACTCCGAAGTACTGAGCGTCAAGCACCCGATAGCTGAACCCATACCCGAGTTCGACCAACGCCCCAAGGAAGGAACCAAAGTCCCGTCCTCCATTGCTACTGAGGACACCTGGCACGTTTTCCCATACGCACCACTTGGGTCTAAACTTGTCAAGAATTCCAACATAGGTAAGGGCAAGATTTCCTCTTGGGTCTTCAAGACCTTTGCGTAATCCGGCGACTGAGAAGGATTGGCAGGGAGTTCCTCCGACCAGAAGGTTAATTGGTTCATTCAAATTCCATTCTTTATACTTAGTCATATCGCCCATATTCGGGACGCTTGGATAGTGATGCGCTAATACTTCCGATGGAAACTTCTCTATCTCGGAGAAGGCTATTGGATTAAAGCCAAGGTCATGCCAAGCTACCGTGGCTGCCTCAACTCCTGAACACACGGATAAATAGTTCATTAATTGTTCCTGTGGTATGCGTCTTTAGGGTTTCTCAACATACTGGCTATCAATTCGTCCGCTGTCTTGAACCATTGAATCACCTTCAACCCGTCCGCTTGGTATATTGTGAAACTCATTTTGTTTCCTTTTAAATATGGCATCCCAGTTGTTATCAAACTGCTTTATATCTACGACCAATGGTCTTTGTGAATCCCCTTTGCCACCATCTCTCATACCATTCCTCCTAGAAAGTCTTCTAACTTAAAACCACGCTTCTCTAGTGCTTCCTTTAGTTTTTTCTTTGCTCTTTCTTCTACATAGCCAACATGCCCTCTACTCATACCAAGTGCATCTCCTACTTCTTGCTGAGTCATATCAAAATTATCGTATGGTGTCTTTTCTGTCATTTTATTCCGTGTGCCTTTTCTATTGCTCTTGCAAACTCTTCCAATGTTCCACCTTCAGTGTCTTTAATTACACAATTCAACTCAAACTCTGATAGTGGCTCCCTAAACCTAGCCATCTTTGTAAGCTCAAACCGCATCTTCTTCATTGGATCGCTAGTTCTTACTGTGTCGTAGTAATAGAAATTAATATCATCTATAACTTGTTGTTCTTCGAGGTTCATGCTGCAACTCCTTGTTGTACTTTGCTTTTGCCATATGCGATAAAACGACTTTTAATCCAGCGTAATGTCTCGGGCGTTGGTGGTTTTGGATCTAAATGTAAGCCTTTAGGAAATACTGAGAACTTCTCTTTGTATTTATGTGCGGCCCAACCATCCTTGTAACCCTTAAGGCGCCCGTAATACACAAGCTCTGCATAGAAATCGGTATTTGATTTTTGCAATTTACGATTGGCTGCCTCTAGTTCTTCTAGCTGACCAGCCACACTATCAATCATGCTTCTAACTGGTCTGATATGACCACAGGCATGGCATGTATTAGTCTTAGAAATCCACAGCTCAGCACAAGCTGGACATTTGGCTTCTTTCTTTTCTTTCTCGGTTGGCTCTCTCTTGGCTTTTTCTGACCCACCTTCTTCTAAAGTCTGAACGCCCTCGGTATAGAGTTGATCCCAATCCTCACGGAAACGCAGAAAATTACCGGAATGGTCTAGCCACAATGCAAACTCTTTACCTTCGTGTGGACGCATCACACGCCCAAGTTGCTGGACATGAGATGAAAAAGACTTAGAAAATGGACGGGCTGATACACCAATCATGACATCAGAAACATCGAATCCACGGGTAAGAATATCGGTAGCAATTAACCCATGAATCTGCGTGTCTGGGCGACTGAAGTCTTCAATAGCCTCTCTTTTAAAATCATCTTCTTCTTTATAGGAAATGGATACAAAGTTATAACCGTGTGCCGCAAACTGTTCTACCAGGTCTCGCCCATGCTCCACGCCCGAACAAAATACAATCGTCTTGCGTGGGCCACCGAATACTTCATGCGTTTTCTTAATCCATTCTTGGACGATATCGCCTGTGATCTGCATACCACGCTTGGTTGTATCTCCAGCAGACCACTCACCAGCCATCTTAGTAACGCCTGTCATGTCAATTTCTTTAGCAATAAAAACACGCAATTTAGTAAGCC